GAGGGGACAAGGTTGGCAGTTAAAGCATAGACGTAAGGCCCACAGACCGCAATCAATTGCTCACCACCAGACACAGCACGCAAACCTCTAACCTCTTGTTGGTTAGGTAAAACAGCTTTAACGGTCAGACCTGGCGTTGGATAAAGCGCAATTACCCCACGCTCACCTTGCTGCTTGGCAGGGTCAACTTCGGGAAAGAAATTGATGCACTCTTGAGCATCCTGATAAATGCTCGGTGCTTCGTACGATGAACCAACAAAACCGAAATCTGGCATGGTAGTCCTTTAAATAAAGCCGCCAGTAAGAATCCATCCAGCGTCTTTGCTTCTACCCGTCAACAAAGCGTCAGGGTAACGTGAAGTTTGTAATGGCGACATATTGGTGCGCTTTAAAGTCGCTTTGGCTTGCCCCGCAAACGTCTGAATCATCGTTATTTGCGTTGGAGAGGCTTTGCCATACATGGGCATTAAACGCTCTGCCAAACACCATCTGAGAGCCATTGAGTAGCCTTGTGGCAGCGCTATGTCCTCATACATTGAGTCGTAACGGCTAAACAAGGTATTTGCAAACAAGTGCATTTCGCCCTGGGAGGGGCTAGGCCAGATAAACAAGTTTCCTGAGTCTGAGCCAGGGTTAAAGTAAACCGCCTTGGGCCACGGGCCACTTAGCGTTTTTAAACCAATCATTTGGTAACTGTGCAATTCTAAAACCGACATTGGATAGTCCAAACCACCGCCTGTAATGGGCTGACCATTGGATGTGGTGTTTACCCTGACAAACGCTGAATCAAGACCTAATGGCTTTTGGTAATAAGCCGTGATTGAAGTGGATGCAACAGTTTGAGAAATATTTAGTTGATACGTACCAACTTCGTTGATGTTGCCGCCCGCACCCGTCAAGAACTGCGTAATCTTTGTTCCCGCTGTGATTCCTGTGCCACTTAGGGTTTGCCCTTGTGCAATAGCACCTGAAGCGATGGCAGTCACCGTGAGGATATTTCCCGCAATTGAGCCTGTAAAAGACGCACCGATAAAGTTTTGAGTCGATGGGTTAGGGCCAATTGTGTATTGGGTTTGACCCGCAATGACAGGGCAAATAATTTCTGTGACATTGAAAACCATCATGTTTTCGTTTGACCATTGGTCAATTATGTCGTTCAGCATTTCAAACGCATCAAGCGCTGCGTCAGGAGTCGGGGTTTCACCAGCTTCTAATGCGCCAATGTCTTTTAGCGCTCGGCTAACAATGTCAAAAGGCACAGCCATAGTGTTTCCTTACATTTTCACGGTGAAAGTCTGAGGCTGCCAGGGCGGGGGCGTAAACTGGCTTTTGCTCAAAGAATCTAATTGTTCTTGTAACCTTGATTTTATTACGCAAACGCCATCCCGCATAGTCTCTTTTTCAATCCAACCAACAATCATTTCCTCTGTCACTTGGTCAAAAGGAATTGATAGTTTTGGGCTGTCAAAAGTCCAATAACCCTCTGTCTCAACAGATAGGTCATCTTGCTTTGCAATCACATGATATTTAGCACAAAGAATCAAGCCATCTTGGGCTTGAGTTTCTGTGATTAACCATTGGTAATTCATGGCGACCAAGGAAGTGGTGTATTAGCGGGGCTGACAGGCGGTGTAATCATGCTGTCGATTTGACCTTGCACACAGGCTTGTGCGCTTGCAATAGCTTTAGGAGAAATCCATCCAATTACAGTTGCTTCAGTTAAATCAGCGTAAGGAATTACTGCGCCTTGTTGTTGGCTAGAGTCAAAAGTAGTATTACCATCAGAAGTGGCTGTGTATTGACCATCCACGCCAGTTACTCGCCAAATCGCATTGACCACATAATTAGGGTCAGGCTGTTGCAATGTATACATTGCTGTAATTGTTGTTACAAAAGTGGTCATACATTACCTTTCAATTCGTCAATTTCTGCTTTAAGTTGTTTGACAGCATTAACTAAATACCAAACTAAATTATCTGAATTAACAGTTAAAACGCCAGTAGATTCTTGTTTAACGCAGTCAGGCAAAACAGTTTGCAATTCTTGAGCAATTACGCCAAGTTGAACACCCGCTTTGTTTATTACGCTATGCGTTGGTAATTCTGTAACTTCTTCTGCAACACGATATTCAAAGTTGCGAACACGAATTGAATTGATTTTGTCCAACCCATCGTTGTTGTCAACAATGTTTTTCTTTAGGCGTTGGTCAGAAGTAACTGCCCATAAAGTTGAATTAGCACCATTGTAAGTTCCACCACCATTTGCATTGATGTAAGCAGTATTAGAACCTTTGCCAACAGTATCCTCTCCAATTACAACTTCTTTTGTATTGGTTGCGGCAGAGCCTCTTACAAGCGAACCAACATAAATATTTGAATCACCAGAAGTTGTTGCAATAGAATATTCACCAGCTCTGTATCCTACAAAAGTATTCCGATTTCCATTAGTTGTTACGGAAGAACCAGCGTTATAACCTAATAAGGTACACGCTTGATTTGATGTTAAACCATATCCAGCGGTATATCCCACGCAAGTGTTGTAAGTTCCTGTGCTGTTTGTATACATTGCTTGATAGCCGTAAGCCACGTTTTGTTGGGCTGTCGTGTTTGAATAAAGGGCTTGATAACCCATGCCCGTGTTGCCTGTGCCTGTGGTGTTGGATATAAGTGCATTATGACCAAATGCAGTGTTGTTAGAACCTGTGGTATTTGCTTGTAATGCTCTTTGTCCAATTGCTATATTGGGGTCGCCACTTGTGTTTGCATTTCCAGTGTTATACCCAATAAATATATTTCCTGCACCGCTTGCTGTGTTGTTATAACCTGCTCTGTAACCTATAAAAGTTGAGTAACTTCCAGTAGCTAAATATGCAGATTGATAACCAATAGAAATATTGTCAGAACCTGAAGTGTTTGTGTAATTCGCTTGATAACCAAGTATGGTGCTATTTGCGCCAGTTGTTGAGTTTCCTGCTTGATAACCTAAGAAAGTTTGAGAAGAAGTATCTGTTTTTCCATACACAGTACCCAATGCAGTAGGCGTAGCGGCAGAAGCACCACCACCAGAGGGTGTAGCCCATGTTCCATCACCACGCCAGAATGTCGTAGATGATGCTGACGTTCCTGAATTTAAATTAGTAACAGGCAGATTACCCGTCACGCCCGTAGTTAAAGGAAGTCCTGTGCCATTAGTCAATGTGACCGATGTTGGCGTTCCAAGGATGGGGGTGACTAGCGTTGGGCTTGTGGACAAAACATTGTTGCCCGAGCCTGTAGAAGTTGTAACGCCAGTTCCACCCGCACCAACAGCCAATGTGCCAAAGGAAAGCACTCCGCTACCATTTGTGCTTACGGCCTGACCGCTTGAACCGTCAGCGCTTGGAAGGGTGAAGTTAACAGTTCCAGCGATATTAGGGCCAATTAAATTAACTGCCCCGCCTAGTGTTGCTTGAAAGACTAAAGTTCCCATGATGTTTCCTTACGGTGCAATGATTAGCTGATTGGCGGTTAATGCGCCTGTGCTTGGGTTGTATTTTAACTTCGTTGAAGATACTGTGATCGGCAAATTACCTGTTATAGCGCTTACAAATGTTGGATAGTAAACAGCGTTTGTGCTTGTGTTATCTGTTATCGCTGTGTTTGTAGCATTAGTTGCCGTTGTCGCTGTGGTTGCGCTTGTGGCTGACGTAGCCGTTGCCGCATTGCCACCAATCGACAAACTAGCCGCTGTACCTGTCAGGCCAGTTCCCGCACCGCTAAACGATGTGGCGCTCAAAACTCCTGTGCTTGGCACAAAACTGATCTTAGTTGATGAAGTGGTTGCGCCCGTGTTTCCTGTCGTAACAGAGGAAATAACAGGGTAATAAGTCGAAACAGACGATGTGTTGTCAGTAATTGCAATGTTTGTGACGTTTGTCGCTGTCGTTGCACTTGTTGCGGTTGAGGCGTTACCCGTCAAAGCGCCCACGAATGTGGTTGATGTGACAGAAGTCAGACCCGCAAATGTAGTCACAGTCGCACCCAAAGCCACGGCAGTTGAGCCAATGGTGACGCTTGAGTTAACCAGGGCGGCATTTGGAATGCTTGTCAGATTAGCACCTGAACCGCTAAACCCTGTGGCCGTCAAAATGCCTGTAGACGGGTTAAATTGGTACTTGGTAGAGCTTACATACTCAGTCGTTAAATTCCCTGCTGTAGCGCTTGCAAACAAGGGGTAACGGGTTGCATTTGTGGTTGTGTCGTCTGTGACCGTAGCATAGGAAGTTGGAGTCACCCAACTTGGGGCTGAAGAACCGTTAGACTGAAGAACCTGGCCTGTTGTGCCAGCAGCTGAAAATGCGTAAGCCGTTCCCGTCCCATAGGCCACAGTTCCCGCAGTCGGAGTCGCAGACCCGTTTGTTCCACCGTTGGCTATTGGCAAAGTGCCTGTCACGCCTGTGCCTAAAGGCAATCCTGTGCCGTTTGTCAAAGTCACCGATTGAGGCGTTCCTAATATGGGAGTCACCAAAGTGGGGGAAGTGGACAAAACCACCGCCACAGTTCCTGTGCTTGCAGTCACGCCAGTACCGCCAGAAGCCACAGGAAGCGTTCCTGTCGTTAAAGCTGATGTGCTTGAGGCATAAACCGCCCCGCCTGATGTAAACGCTGTTAAACCCGTTCCACCGTTTGTGGTTGCCAAAGTTCCTGCTAGGGTAATTGCACCGCTTGTCGCTGAACTTGGGGTGAATCCCGTAGTCCCTGCGCTGAAAGTCGTAACGGCTGCGCCTGACAATGTTTGCCAAGATGGTAAGCCCGCATTAACCGTCAAAACCTGACCCGTTGAGCCAATGCCAAGCATTGCAGTTGTTGCAGCTGCACTTTGATATGGTAGCGAGCCAGCAACGCCACCAGCCAAATTAGTTGCTGTGGTTGCAGTTGTTGCAGTTGTCGCAGTCGTTGCCGTTGTTGCTGTTGCAGCATTCCCACCGATTGAAAGGCTTGTTGCCGTTCCTGTTAACCCTGTGCCTGGGCCAGTAAACTGAACAGATGCAGTAATTGTGCTGCCACCCACAGTCGATCCGCTGATGGGCGTTCCTGTGATTGATCCACCCGTGATTGCCACATTGTTGGCGTTTTGAGTGGACATTGTTCCCAAACCCGAAACTTGGGTGTTGGCAATGGCAATGTTTGTGTCAGCCAAAACAGTCAGTTGGCCTTGTGCGTTGACTGTAGCCGTTAGAGTCTTAGATGCAGACCCGTAGGCAGCAGCTGTAACTCCTGTGTTTGTAATTGAGAACGTGTTTGAGGCTAAAGTTAACCCTGTCCCCGCAAAGTAAGTCCCCGTTCCTGAGAACTGAACAAACGTGATGGCGGTGACGTTAATTGTGCCTGTCGTTGCAGAAGTGGAAACCCACCCTGTATTTGCATTGACCGAACCGCTAATAACCACCGTGTAAGCGCCTGGCACTTCTGCCCACACATCCATGTCTGTGGCTCTTGTCCACGCAGACGCAGAAGCCACATAAATGCCGTTTTCAGACGATGTTCCTTGATTTTTGACCAAAACACGATCACCCGCCAAAGTGGTGTAGGTGTCAATGGTTTGGAGGCCAGTCAGAGAAATGTTGGCTGTTGTAGCGCATTTGACCGCTTGCTTAGGGTTTAGACCTTGTGCGATGCTGTCAACATAAAACTTATTGGCAATGTCAGTGTTGCCTGTAGGAGTTGTTGTGACTTGACCTGTAGTGGTCAAGATGTTTGTGAATACACCCGTAGACGGCTCTAACGCACCAATTGTCGTGCTATTGATTGTGCTGTTGGTAATACTCAGTCCCGATTGGGACGGATTCAATGTGGCGTAAAAAGGCTGACCCTGACCAATAAACGTATTAAACGTGTTGTCAAGGTTAAACAGCGCCTGGACAGGCAGAATGTTTTGCTCTACTGTCTTGGCAGGGTCAGCCATAGCGCCTCTTTAGGATTGGTCAGCGGTAGGAGTCACATAGACGATTGATGGGCCAGCGCCCGACCCAATCATTCGGACATAAAAAGGCGTTGTAGGCACAGCCAAAACCAATGGCGTAGTCATAGAGGCGGGTAACACAAAGTTCCCTGTGGTTGAACCGCTGACGGGCAACACAGCCGCACCCACGCTAGAATTGCCCACATTTACAGCAACATTGGTAGCACCCGTGTTGAGAAATGAGCAATAGTTAACCTGGTCATTTGTGTTGTCATCAATCAAAACGGCAGAAGTGGAGGAAGCCGTCACCGAAATGGCGGTTGTTACTCCAGCGTTGCGTAAAACCGATGTATTAGCCATTACAGTTGCGCCACATGAAGAATGCCAAAGTTAAGCGTTAAAGCCTCGGAAAGAGACCCTGCGCTTGCGTTTGAAATTACAACAGTAAAAGAACCGTTGGCTACAGTAGCTACGCTCAAAAGATAAGTTCCCGCAGTTGTTGCGCCAGAAGCAAGGGCAATAACTGGAATATCCAAAGAACTGACTGCGCTGTTAGTCACGACAAAAGCCACTTCAGCACCAGCCGCTAAAGCCGCATTATTTGTGACGATTTGCCCTGCCGCAGCATTGATCGTAACGCCTGTGGATTTGCTAGTTGCTTGGGTAACTGAAACGCCTGAAATAGTTGGGCCGCCAGTTGTGTAGCCCATTTGTCCAGTTACATTGTTAACCAGAGAATAATTGGCATCAATAATATCTTGGTCAAGATATGCAGCACCAATTGCTTGTGAATTTGACATGGGAATTCCTTTTCAGAATGGTTTAATTGTATCTGTAAAAACAGAAAAAGCCACCCCTTTTGAGAGTGGCTTCATCTTACTTCACATTAGACTTTAGGAGTAAACGCTGAAGTCGTAACCATAGACATAAACGTCCATAGTAGCGGCAGCGCCTTGTGCAGTTCCAACATTCAAATACAGGTTTTGCGCTGATTGAATGGCAGTTGATGCAACGGTGCGTTGTGACACAACAGTTGAGCCTGTCATGGCTGATAAAGCCGCATTAGCAACAACGCCAGTACCACCCGCGCTAGGGGCTGTAAACAGACCCGCAGCGGCAGTTGTTAATGAAATTGAAGCATTGGTGAAAACCACATTGCTAATTGAATAGTTTGTGGAATTAGTGATTGCAATCGTAGCTTGATCACCCGTTGCATTGACATTCACACCAGTTGCAACGCCTAAAAGACGGATTGCTTGGTTGGATGCCAAATTACTTGGGTGAATCGTTGTGGTACTTGCTGGTCCAGGATTTGCCATGATATTTCCTTCAATTAAAGTTAATTAAGCTGCAACTCGGCAAGCGAGTTCAGGATACAGAGGCGCCCAGCCATACAAAACGTCCAAACGGGTAGGAATGGAGTCATTGTTGATGGTGTACTGACGCACAACACGCATTGACAAACCAATTTCCTTATCGCTCGCACGACCAGCAAAATGCACACCTTCAGGCAATTCCAAATCGGCTACTGCCAAAGTGAAAGCATTGCGGTGCATGATGATGTTTTGTGGGGAAACAGTACCAATGCTATTGAACTGAGTCACAGCGGCTGTGCTAGAAGTTGTCGGAATTGACACATTCTGGAACTGACCAGCGGTGATGATAGCGGGGCTAACAGTCACAGACACAGATGAACCTGAAGCAATAGCAACAGTAGACTTCACAACAAAGTTGCGGAGTTTGTTAGTGCCATAAGCCTGACGATTCTGTGGGTTAACAGCAAACACGCCAGCAATTTGGATAGTGTCACCAGCGTTCAGGTTCAATGTACCTGTGTTGGCGGCTGTCAATGTGATAGTGCTTGAAGATGCCCAACCAGAGGTCAGGAAGCCAGAAGCAGTTGTCGTGCTGACAGAAGCTGTCACAGTTGTTGTGGAGTTAGAGCCAAATGTTTGGCTTACCACGTTCTGATCCATCTTCCAGTTCATGCCCGCAGAATCACGGCCCATCAAACCTTTACGGTACTGATCGCCAATGGCTTCTTGAGGAACAAACAAACCCTTCAAGCTGTCAACAATGGTTGCTGATGTGAAAGGCTCAACGATGCAAGACCTACGACCGTCACGGGGTGCGCCTTCTGAGTCCAGATATGCACCAGCGGTCAGATAAGTAATCAAACCAGTGGGGGGTGTACCAGCTGTGCCAACGATGTTAGCGGTTTGCAGGGTAGCCATAGACATACCGTCACGGTCAATCTTGTTGGCAATCGCTGCAATAGCGGGCTTCAACACGCGGTCACTGAACATATCCAAGGACAGAGCCAAGTCTTGTGTTGTGAACTGGGTGTCAACGTGAAACTGTGTAGACAAAGTAACGGGGACAGAAGTCTCGTTAAAGTCTTCCACGTTCAACGCAGGGCCAGTTGTACCAATGAAACGACCGGGCTTACGGACATTCACGGTTTGGCCTATCTTCGCCCCAACTACAGCGAACTGATCGTCATAGTTGCGGTCAACTTCACTTGTGAAAGTCAACTCATTTTCCAAAACCATCAACGCTTCGTTGGTGATCTTGCTTATCGTCAATAAATTATTAGCCATTTAAATACTCCAAAAAGATTAGGTTTACCGAATTTTTCCCGCTTTGCGTGCCAATTTCCACGCCTGATAACTACCATGCCATTCGCCATTAGCGGATAGCGGCACATCAGGCTGACCT